CCGACGCCCGGGCGGAGATGGGCGCTCTGGGCGACGAGATCGCTTTCCTGCAAGGCGACCCCGCTGGCGTGGGCGCCGCCCGCGACGAGGTAGCGGACCTTGCTGGGGGCGATGGTGCGCTGGGCGCCATGAAGAACCTCTACGCCCAGCTGCGCGCACAGACCGACAACATGAAGGCCAGCGACGGCGCCGTGGTCGCACAGCAAAAGCTGGACAGGATGCAGGCGTCTCTCGGGACGATGGAGACGGCTCTGGACGACTACCGCGCCGGTCTGACGATCAGCCTGTCCGACGCCAACAGCCTGCGCGCTGCAGCGTCCAAGTGGACGTTCAAGGCCGCCGACCTGGCGCAGCAGGAGCAGGCCCGCGCCGTGCGCGACGCCATGTCCGGCGTGGGTGTCACGGAGGTGCCCCGCTACGGTCGGATGGTACGCCTGTTCCGCGATGGCATGACGCGCTCGGACGCCCAGCAGACGGGTATCGACGCGGCCAAAGGAGACATCGACCTGCGCGACCTCGGGACACGCCTGCGCAAGGCGCGCCTGACCAATCGGCCCCGCTCCCGGGGGACGGCGGTTGACGCGCTGCGCCGGGGTGTGCGCGAGGGCGCTGTGCGCCAGATCAGCAACGAGGCCCAGGGCACCACGGCCCAGGCGCTCTCCACGTCCCGCAGGCTGACGGACTCTCCCCGCGTTCAGCAGGGGCTGGACATGGCCGCGCCAAGGGACTCCCGCAGGATCACTGACGGCGCACGCCGCGCTAACCAGTCTGCGGACCAGATGGGCGCCATGGCCCGCCCGGCGTCGCCCTCCATCACGTCGGAGGAGTTGGCGCAGATGCGGGAGTTGGCGACGGGGGCCGTGTTCGGGAACCTTGGCGGTGCGGGACGTGCAGCACTGGTTTCGCGCGTCCTGCAAGGAACTCGAATGTCCCGGGGCGCAGCGCAGAAAACCATCGACATGCTGGGCGATCCGCAACAATTCGACCAAGCCGTGCGTTACATGGAGAGCAAAGGCGCCGACGTTGGCGCGTTCTTCGGCGCCATGGTAGCAGCCACAGCCGGGAAAGCGAGTGAAGAATGACCGCTGGAAATCCACCACAACCCAGAGTAGACAGGGACAGGACTGACCGGGAATGGCATGTTTTGCTCGATGACAAATTGACCGCCTTCGAGGGCCGGCTCAACGTGAGGATCGTGTCTCTCGAAGCGCGCCTTACCGCACTCGAAACCAAAGACGCCGTGGCAGATGTCCACCGCGTAAACGTCGAGAAGCGTCTGGGCGGGATCGAGGAGACCTTGCGTTGGCTGACGCGCTTGATGATCGCCGCGCTGATCATGGCCTTCATGGCCTTCGTGGCCGGGGGTGGGCTGGTACTGCCATGATGAACCGGATCGTCTGGCACCACACCGGGGGAACCTACACCCCCAACGGCACGGACAAGCGGGCCTACCACCGTCTGATCGACGGCGACGGGCAAGTTCACGACGGCGTGTTCGAGATTGAGGCGAACGCCCCGGGCAAGATACGTCGCGACGCCTATGCCGCCCACGTCTGGAACCTGAACACCGGCTCCATCGGGCTTGCGATCTGTGCCATGGGCCGGGGTGTCTGGTCCGACCCCTCGGGCGGGCGCTGGCCGGTCAAGCCGGTGCAGGTGGACGCGCTGGTGTTGGAGACGGTCCGCCTGTGCCGCGCCTACGGGATCCCTGTGAACGGGCGCACCGTGCTGTCCCACGCGGAGGTCGAGCCCACGCTCGGGGTGAAACAACGGAACAAATGGGACTTCGACTATCCCATCCGCACCGTTCGCTCCCGCGATCCCATTGCCATCGGTGACGAGTTGCGCCAGGAGGTCATGCGCGCCATGGCCGGGGCGGGCGTAGCGCCCCGGCTTGCCCAGTGGCCGGTGCTGTACCAAGGCGCCCGTGGCGTCCGTGTGGAGGGCGTGCAGCGCCGTCTCGGGATCACAACGGACGGGATATTCGGTCCCAACACACGATCCGCCGTCGTCACCTTCCAGCGCCGCAACGGGCTGTTGCCCGATGGCGTCGTCGGGCCTGCGACTTGGGCGGCGCTCTCAATCAAACCTTGAAAGGGCAATAACATGCTGGCTGGATACAAGACTTATATCGTCGCGGGCCTTGCGGTGCTCGGCGCCGTTGCGGGGTACCTGGTGGGCGACATGTCCCTGTCCGACGCGGTGCAGGTGGTTGTCACCGCCGTCCTCGGCGCCACGATCCGCGACGGCATCGCGGGCAAGACGTGGAGGTGATCGCGGTGAACCTGTCCGATGGACGGGTTCTCCTGAGCGACGGGCAGACGGTCCCCATCGACCAGATGATGGACGACGAGGGCGATGATACGGACGATCCGCACGCGGCGGTCTGTGTCATCGCTGGCCCCGACCGGGCGGGGCGGTGGTGGTCGATCACGCTGTCAGAGTACGAGGATGTCACGCTGCACTAGGGCGCTCCGTGGCCTCCAGATAGGCTGTCACGAAGGCTTTCGTGGCTTGCGCATCGACCGCGTTGCCGTAGGCGCGCAGGCGTCCCACTCGGGAGGGAGTCCGAGAAGCCAACGGGAATGTGCCGGGTTCAACGGGCCGCCACTTCCCATCCCGGCAGAACAGCCAGTCAGCATCTCGCCAGAAGCCGTCAAGCGGGCCGGTTCGCTCGGAACCCACGCCTGCACCTGCATGTTCAGGTCGGTCAGCGACACCCCCATCGACTGAGCTCCGCGCGCCATGCTTTCCCGCTTGCGTTCCAGAAACCGCTCCGGTGTCCCGTTGGCTTGGTTGGCTTGCGGCGTCGCCCACCCCGCCAAGGCCATCGTCTTGCGGCTGGAGTCCGTGTTGCCCGCTTCGTTGTTCCCGTTCTGGGCTGGCGTTCCAGCCATCGGCGTCGGCCACCCCGCCAGATGGGCCACCAGCCCAACCCTGTCCAGCCTCGATCGTATGGTTCCGTCCGGGTTCACCCCCTCCGTCGCCATACCTGCGGAGTCCTTGTGGTCCCGTGTCGTTGGCGTCGGCCACCCAACCTGCGGAAGATCGAAGATCGTAGGCTGCGAATCGGAGCCGCTGCCGGATGTGCGGCGCGCGGTGCCCCGCAGAGCCGGTATCGACAAACCCGCAGGCGTAATCCTCTCCTTCCAGATCAGACTGTACAAGGTCGGCCCACCCAAGTCCGTCCTTGCTTGCAACCTGCTCGCCAAGCACCTCCGTAGGGCGGCACTGGCGTATGAGCCATAAGAACGCGGGCCATAGGTGCCGCTTGTCATCAACCCCGCCGCCTTTGCCTGCCGCGCTGAAAGGCTGGCATGGACAGGAGCCGGTCCACACGGGCCGGTCATCGGGCCAACCGGCGAGGCGGAGGGAGTGGGCCCAGACACCGATCCCGGCGAAAAAGTGGCATTGGGTGAAGCCTCGCAGGTCATCGGCGGTTACGTCCTCTACGCTGCGGCGGTCCACGACACCCGGCGCGATATGTCCCGCAGCGATCAGGTTCTCCAGCCAGTCCGCCGCGAAGGGTTCTATCTCGTTGTAGTAAGCTGTCACGGCACCTTCACCCCGTTCACCTCGGCGCCGGTGAGGGCATAGCCGATCAGGTCGAGGTGGGAGTCGTAGTGGTCCGGCGTCTCGTCCAGCCGCGCCTCTTTCATCAACCGCATCATGGGCGACACGTCCGCCGCCGTGATCACCACGGCACGCCCGGTGTTCTGCATGTGGGCCGTCCAGTACCGCGCGATCCGCTCGAAATTCAGTTCGGGTTCACCGTAGGCCCCGCGTCGCGCGCCGGTCACGATCTTCACGGCCTCGGCGGCCAAGTGGGTCTTGATGTCGTCATCGGGCATGGGGTGTCCTTTACATCTGGATGGACCGAGGGAGATCGCTCCCCCCCCTCGGCGGCGCTTACTTCACAGCCCTCGCGATGGCCGACAACACCTTGTCCAGCTTGTCGGTGGGGACGAAGGTGTAGAGCGGCACCATGCCCGTCGGCGCTTGGCTCGGGATCGTGGGCACGGCGCCCGCAACGGTGCCCTCGCTCACAGAGTCCACCACCTGCGCGTCCTCGACGGGCTGTCGGGGCTTCTGCCGGTCGGTGTCGTTCACGGCGGGCTGCTGGCCGAACGGGTTGCCCTGCTGACCCTGTGCGGGATCGACGCGCTCACCCCCGGTCTGGATGTTCTGCTGCGGCTGTTGATCCTGTGCGGGCTGCTGCTGGCCAAACGGGTTGGCGCTGCCGACCGCCACACCGAACGATGCAAACGCCTGATTGGCCGTGGGCGGCGGGTTGGCGCCCACGTCCTGCTGGATAGCCTGCTGCTGGCCGAACGGGTTCACCGCTTGCTGGGCTGGCTGTTGCGCCTGTCCGAACGGATTACCCTGGGGCGCTTGCTGTTGCGGCTGCTGGCCGAACGGATTGCCCTGGGGCGCTTGCTGTTGCGGCTGCTGGCCGAACGGATTGCCCTGGGGCGCCTGCTGGGCTGGCTGCTGGCCGAACGGGTTGCCCTGGGGCGCTTGCTGTTGCGGCTGCTGCTGGCCGAACGGATTGCCTTGGGGCGCTTGCTGTTGCGGCTGCTGTTGCGGCTGCTGTTGCGGCTGCTGGTTCGCGTCGGACTTGAACTGTAGTTGGGTCATCGGTTTCGTCTCCTGGGTTGATCTGTCAATAGTAATATCGTTACCGAATTGGGCTGTCAAGGCGGATAGCAGGGAGTCCTGCAAAGTCGCCTTCCCCTCCCGGGCCAGAATGGCCTGCTCGTCCACGGAGTTCTCCGTGACGAAGGTGTGAACGACCACAGCGTCGGCGGTGTTACCCTGACGGCGCAGACGGTCGTTGAACTGGATGTAGTGGTCAAGATCGAACGTCGGTCCCCACCAGAGAATATGATGTGCCGCGCCCTTCTGGAGATTTAGGCCATGTCCGGCGCTGGCAGGATGGGCGGCAAGGAACGGTATCTCGCGCTTGTTCCACGCGTCCACGGCCTTGTTCATCGCCGTCTCGTTCACGCCGCTGCCGATGTAGGGCAGATCGGCGCCCAACAGTTCGCGCAGCTGGTCGAGGTCATGGCGGTACTCGTAGGCGATCAGCAACTGCTCGTCGCCCAACTCCTCGATCAGTTCGAGCAACGCCTCCGCCTTGGCGGAGTGGACATGGATGATGTTGCGGCTCTCGTCGTAGACCCGACCGTTGGCAAGCTGTTTCAGCTTCCCCATGAGAACCGCCGCGTTGGCCGCGCTGATCGGGGTGTCACCGATCTCCGCGATCATCTCGTTCTTGAGCGTGTTGTAGACTTTCCGCGCCTTCGGATCGAGCACCACCTTGATCGGGTTGTGAACGAACGCTGGCAGGTCCAGCATACCGTCGGCGCGGAAGATGTAGTGCTTGATCCTCGCCTCCATCTTTTCCTGCGCGCCCGGCCGGGGCAGCATCGTGAACCCGTCCCAGCCGGTTTCAAAATACTCGTGGCGGAACCGCGTGACGCGGGAGCCCAGCGCCTTACCCTCGTCCAGAATGAGGAACTGGCCAAACAGGTCTTGCAGGCCGTTGGAGGCAGGTGTGCCAGTCAGACCCCACTTGTATTTGGCCATCTTGAAGAACGGGCGCGCGGCCTTGAACCGGAACCCCTGGCTGTTCTTCAACCGGCGCACCTCGTCGGCCACCACCACGTCAAAGCCGAACTTGAGTTTCCCCGCCTTGGTAAGGTTGGCCAGCCAGGGCACACCCTCGTAGTTGATCAGCCAGATGTCCACGTCGCGGCGCTTGAGCCACTCGTCCTTTTTAGGGCCGTGGAGGCGCGCAGCCTTCAAACCGTTGAGCGACGCCCACTGTTCGACCTCCTGCGCCCACACGGTCTGCACAACGCGCAGGGGCGCCATAATCAGCATGTTCTTCACCAGCCCCGCGTCGCGCAGCGCCTTGAAGGCGTGGAGGGTGATGGCCGATTTTCCATAGCCAGGTGAAAGCCATAGGCAGGCCACGCCGCCGTGGGCCGCGCTGTTCCAGAGATGGGCCGCTCCGGCCTTCTGGTATTCGTGGGCGTGCTGGTCCCAGTTCATCAAAGGCGATCCGTCAAACATCACACCCTCCCCTCACACCGCCGCGCGAACGCCAGCAGAACGGCGCTGGCATCCTCCAGGCTGTCGATCTTCGCATACTCGTGACCGTAGCGCATAACCTCGTCTCTCCGTCTCTGTTGTATCAACCGCAGGGGCTTCCCGGGGGCTTTGCACTCGACCCACAACAACCCCCTGCTGTGGCCCATGATCAGGATGTCGGGCCAACCGACCTCGACGCCGGGGCGCAGAGACAGGCGGACCAGCCGCAGGCCCTGCTCCCTGGCGACGCGCTTGACGCGCTGGACGATCCGGCCCTCAGGGGTCATTGTTTCCTCCCACATTCGTCGCACGGTTCATCCTCAAACACCTGGAGGAACCAGCGCAGACACCACTTGCATTTACAGAACATCGCGCGGCACCATTATTGAAGCCATGGTCATCATGGCGTCTCTGTGTTCGATCTCCAGCTTCACACGTTCGCTGGGCGTCCAGCCCTCGTTGTCACGCGGCTCCAGCCCCATCTCGGCCCGGTCCGCGTCGGTCATTATGTGCGCGCCGTTGCGCTCCAACACATCCTGCAAGGTCTCGCGGACAAGGCGCCAGTCGCGATCTTCAAGGTTCAGGTGGCGTATCTCGGCCAACAGTTCGTGAGCGATCCGGTCCGCCCGCCTCTGGCGCAGATTGGGAAGTTTCATCACGACACACCCTCCTGGCACGGGCCGCCCTTCTTGGCGGAGAAGTGGCAGAACCTGCACGCGTCCCGCGACGGCTTGGGACGGTACGCCTGATCCGCCTCCATCATCGCCACGTTGGACCGCCACAGCCCTTGCAGACCGTCGTTGGCCGCAGGGTCGCAGGTCGGGCCGAACATCTGGGCGCGGTTGTAGGTAACGCTCACCGCGTCGCCGTTGTCCAGGTAGATCAGGTGGCCGGTGAACGTCTGGAGGTCGGGCACCGTCCAGAAGGCGGGCAGTGCGAAAATCTGCATCTGGGCATCGTAAGAGCCATAGGGCTTGCCGGTGTTGTGGGTCGGGATGTGACCGAGACCCGCCAGATACATGCGGGACGGGTGGTCCACCTCAATACACTGTGTCGGAACAGAGGGCACTTCACGCACTTCACGAACGGACACCGTCCTTTGCGGGTTTCCGACGCGGCCCTGAACAAGGTCGGCTTTCCGCGACAGCTTGAACGGGTTGAACCGCGTCGGTGTCCAGTCCACGTTGTAGGCGGTTACGCGCTTCCCAAAGCCGGATGTTTCGTAAGTGTGCAGCGTCGCGCGCTCCCCGAGGGACGCTGCGAGGCTCTGAACCTGGACAGCAAAGGCGCGGTCCACCGTCGTCAGGACGGCACGACGGCGCGTCTTGTTCCACGTACCGCCAGTGTCCATAATCCCACGCAGCAGTTCCTGCCGTTGCTCAACGGCGGTGCCGAAGAACGGGGCAGGGATGTGTTTGTTGTTCAGCAACCCGTAGCCGGCCAACTCCCCACGCAGTCCCGAGACCGTCCGCCCTCCGCAGTTGGACGACGGTTGAACCGGGTGGACTTTGTAGCCGCACGCCTCGATGTGGTCGAACAGCTCCGCGTCCGGCTTGGAGATCGTCCCGTCCCGCTTGTGACCGTCGCCAAGCCAGCACCCCAGGACGTAGGGAACCAACCCGGTCTCCTGCGCTTCCCGCTGCACGGGGCCCGGCAGCGCGATCCTGTCGAGAGGTCGCAGATCAGTAACGGGCAGCGTCAGCGGTTTGCTGTTCTTACCGCGTACAACTTCCCACAGGTGCTCCTCGTCGCAGACAATGGGGGGGCAGTTGGTGTCGAACGAAACCTCGAAACAGCGCAGATGCTTTACCTCGGACTTCCCCATCACCTTCGTCGGCGTACCATCCGGCGCAAACACGAAGTCACCCACTTCTACCGCGTCCATCCGGTCCCACCCACCGGGACAAGGCAGAGGGGTATCCAGCGCAAGCCCTTTCCAATCCACGGCGTCGAAGTGGTTACGGTCGGGATCGCGCACCCCGACGTCCCAGATGAACCGCCAGTAAGCGTTGGCCCCGAACCACGACACCGGGCGCTGATCACGGTCGAAAGCCATCTGCGACTCGACCTTGACCAGACCGGCTGGCACGTCGCGCAGACCTTCCGCCAGCGTCTTGAACCGGGCCAGGCTCTCAGGTAGGTCAACGACCTTCCCGTTGATGAAGTCCTCCGCTTCCTTGTGTATCTTCCGCCCTCGCTCCATCGCCGGGCTGGCGGGCTCAGGCAGCTTGTCAATGTGCTTGTACTTGAACGCGGCGGGGCAGCGTTCCCACAACGACCAGCGCGAATAGCTGAACGCGAAATTGAATGGTTTGCCCGTCATCAGGCGTTCCTTCCGTGGTTGGGGTGGTGGTCATGTTCGACCTCGGCTGCTTTAGTAGCTTGCACAGTTCAGTTGGGTCGATTTTCATGTGTATGCTCGAAAAGTGCGGATCATCCTGATAAGCGACCCGGAACACCCCTCCGCTGCGGCCAAGGCCCTTGACGGCACCGACGACGCGCGGATGGCCGCGATCTGCGCGGGGGTGAACCTGTTGCGCGTCCGGCGCACCTTCGTGATCGGTCGGGGGAACTCGCCCTCGGCCTGCATCGCGGCGAACACACGCCGCGCCTTATCGGTCTCCAGCCGCCGCGTCGCCCGCACGGTGGCAGAACACACGCCCAGAAGCCGGGACATCTCCACGGCGTCGCACGCAGAGCGCAGGATGACCTTCACCTCCCAGTCCTCCATGCGGTGGGGACGCGGGCCGGGCGCCCGGGCCTTGGGTTCGACTCTCACAGGTCTTCCCTCTCGGTCATCTCACCCCAGTTGGCGCCCTGTTCGGCGTCGGTTTTCATCGCCACGCGGAACTTGACGCCCTCCATGGCGCGCCCCATCAACCGCGACTGTTCGTCAGCGATTGAGGCGGGGCTGGAGATCACGATCTCGTCATAGGGCGCCACAAGGAACCGGCTCTTGAACTCAGGGTCCTCGAACATCGCCAGCATCGCACGCTTGGTCTGATCCGCGGCGGACCCCTGGATCAGATAGTTGATCAGGATGTAGTCGGAGTCGCCCGTGCGCCCGTCCTTCTGTTTCTTTAACGGTGGCCGGACATAGAGCCTGCCGCCATAGGTGCGGATGGCGCCACCCATGCGGACGATCTTCGACAACTCGGTCGCGAGTATCTTCCGCCCCGGCAGGGCGGAGTCGTGGAACGCCTTGTAGCGTCGCGCCTCGTCGTAGGTGCAGCGCAGCTTGGCCTGTGCGGCAGGCACACCGCCCCCGTACAGCGCCTGGAAGTTCAACACCTTGATCGAACCCCGGCCCAACACCTGCCCGGTCATCTGGGTGATGTTGTTGCCGACGAAATCATGCACGTCCAGATCGGGATTGCGCGCGAACTCGGCTTGCAGGGCGCCGTGCTCGTAGTGGCCGAATATCCGCATCTCCTGCCCCGAGAAATCTCGTCCGTTCAGGACGTGTCCCTCGTCCGCGATGATGTAGCGGCGCACCAGTGGCAACGCGGGAAGGCCTGTCAGGTGGGCTGGGTGGATGTACCCGTCGCCCTTGTCGTCGAACGACTTGGACATGTTCAACAGGTTATGGTTGTTGGTCGAGAAGCGTCCGGTTCTTGTCCCACCGTCCGGTGACGACACTTGGTTCCAGTTCGTGCCGATCCGCCCGTTCCACAGCTTGGCCTGTTTCAGCCACGGCTCCATGAACATCGAGAGGCACGTCTTGAGGCGGTTGCGATACCCGAGGGCGCTGGCCACCTCGGGGTCGCTGAACATGTCGGGCGTCAGGCTGTCCTTGGCGGTTGACCGCTTGCCCGTCTTGGTCTTGGCGAACGCGGTGACGATCCCCAGCCGCTCCAGATAGTCCGCCACGTCCTGATCGGCGTCGAAGTTCAGGCCCGGCGCCGTAAGCCGCCAGCGCAGCCAGTCCTCGACCATCCTGAACCAGTGGGTGTATTCTGCCGTCTCACGCTCCAGCCGCTCGACATCGACGCGCAGGCCGACGCGCTCGTTCTCCATCAGGTGGGGAAGCAGGCGCCGCTCGACGTCGCAGGCCTCCTGCATCCCGCTGGTCTGTACCGCTGGCATCATCACCTGGAACAAGCGCCAGGTGCGCTCGACGTCACCGATGGCATAGGGGCCGACGATCTCGGCGGGGACAAAGGCGATCCACGCACCGGCGTTTGTCTCGGTGGGGTTCGTCGGCTTGCCGTCCGGCTTGTTCATAAACTCGAAGCGGGGCAGCGTCGCCTTGTTGGCCAACACCC